ATATAATCGCTTGATTCAATTTGGATGCCGGTAGCGCTACTGTTGCTGACAAAGTTGCCTGAGACAATGATACTGTCGCAGTTATTGATACCGATACCGATGCCACCATTTCCGCTTACACGGTTATTCGTAATGATGTTCCTGTCGCATCCGTTCACCAGCCATATGCCGTCTTGTCCGCTACCTTGAACGATGTTGCCCGTGATGATGTTGTCGGGTGCATAGTTCATCCATATCGCGTTCAATACGTTGCCTTTAAAGACATTGTTGGATACCGTGAAGTGCTGAGCAGGTTCGGCAATCCGCAAGCCGTAAGTTATGTTGCTTGCGAAGACGTTGCCCGAAATCGTGCCCCAGGTCGCGCCCTGCACCGACATACCTTTTCGGCAATTGAAGAAAACGTTGTTGGTAATCGTAACGTTCGTCACCGTGCCGCCAAGCTCCGGCTCAATATCAATGCCGCTTGAAGCATTGGTGATGCCGTTCGTGCCTTCGATGATGCTGTTTGTCACCGTCATGCGGTCAACCGAACAGATGGAAATCCCTTGCCGTCTGTCATTGGAGCTGTAGTAACCGGAAACGAAAATATTTTTGTTGTTGCCGCCAAGCGCTGCGTTGTATTTGGTGTAGATGCCGTCTCCCCAAAAGTCCTTTGTTGAAACGCCAATAATGCGGATATTGCTCGCACCTTCCAGCCATATGCCCATGCCTTGCTGAGAAGCTTCGCTAGTGTCACCGGATCGTCCGTACCGATCCCCGACAAGAGAGCCGCCCTCGATAACCGCATTGCTTACACCCGTCACGTTTATGAGTGCTGAGTTCGTGAGTCCATTTGGGATCACCCTAAGCTCTGCACCTTTGCTCATTTTGAGGTGAACGTTACTCTTCATGCGGATACTTCCATCTGTAGCCGATCCGGAATACGGATTGCCGACACCGATTAGGTAAGTGCCGTCCGGAACGTAAACCGTGCCGCCCTGCGTACCAAGAGAGGTGATCGCCGCATTGAAAGATGCTACATCGTTTCCGGTGTTATTGCCCTTCGCTCCGAAGCTTTTGACGTTTACGCTTGCCGTTCCGACCAGCGCATCGGTGATGCCGATGCCGCTCCAATCGTCCCATTCGGTGTACTTGAGCACGTTTTTATCTCTGTAGAGCAAGGAACGTCCATCGTTCGTTTGATCTCTAAAGATAATCCCTTTGCCTGCGCCGATGGAATCCTCCGTGCTTGGATACTTCGTTCTCGAATACGAGGCTGCTGAATCCTGCGTCACCGTAAGCCCAGCAACATACGTTGGGCTTGCAGGGTCTAGGTTGAACAGCTGGTAGTTGAACGCATTCGTTTGCGTAGGCTTTACACCTGAGCCGGAGATTTTTGTCCATGTGTTGGCTGGCACCGAATACGTAACATCGTACATCGTCGCATTGTTGGCAATCGCAATCCGCGAAACGATTTGTCTTGCTGTTGGCGAGTAAACGTAAATCTCATAGTTCAGTGTCCGGTTTAGATCGATTGGTGTTGGATACGGATTGAAATCGACATGGTAGTTTGGCGATTCTGTTCCGCCTACAGCTGGCGTGAGCTTCATGCCGATTACTTTGTCGCCCAGCGCCTTTTGTGCTACCGATCCTTGCCAACCAGGTAACGCCGCTGTTGTTGTTGCCTGAGCTGTTGCGCTGTTGTAAGCCTGCCAGGAATCGAAGTATTCCGGATCATCAATAAGGTTGCCGCTTCCCAGTGGATGGTTAACTTTTGCCGTTAACGAATCAACCGTAGCGATAAGTCCGCTCATATCCGAACTAGCGCCTACCTCCGTCACCTCGCCAAGTCCGTTCCAATCATCCCAAACGCCAATTTTAAGCTTGCCGTCTGTCTTGAACAGCTTCGACTTCGCGCCGGTTGTTGCATCTTTGATGATGATGCCGTTATCTGCGCCGATTTCTTTTCGTGTGCTTGGGTAAGTCGTCGCGGCATACGGCGCTGGAACGTCCTGCGATACCATCACACCGACAACGTAAGATGCCTGTGTTGGGCTAAGCTCGAAAATTTGGGCGGCAAAGGCTTGCGTATTCGTTGCTGGTTTGGAGTCAATCGCAACGACTCGTCTCCAAACGCCAGCCTTGCAATCATAAGAGTAGTCGTACATGTTTTCGCCACTACCAAGCGCAAGCCGCGCACGGATCGCTGCATCTACAGGTGAATAAATGAAAAATTCATAGTTCAGCGTACGGCTGGTTGTAACGGTTGTTGGATATGGATTGAAGTTCATATAGATGTTCGGTTTATCCGTTCCGGTTGCGCTTGGGGTGACTTTCATCGCAATCACGTCATTGCCAAGCAATTTCTGAGCAAGCGAACCTTCCCAGTTCGGGAGCGATGCTGTAGGAGTCGCTGTAAACGTAGCGCCGTTATACGATCCCCAGTTGGCAACGAGTTCGGGATTGCCGATCATGTTACCGCCTGTTATCGGGTTATTGATTTTTGCGCGAAGGTTCGTCATTTTCCCATCAAGCGTAGACTCCGACAAGCTCGCAAGCGGATTCTTTTGACTGACTACAATCTTTTCGCCAAGCCCCGTTAAATCGCAATCCCCGTCATACCACTCAATGTACGAACTGCCCAGCGCACTCGCGACCGAAGATTGAAATACGCCGCCAGCATCACGAGCGCCGAATGTCGCATCCGATAAGTAGCCCCAATACGTTGCGTATTTTTGCCGTTGGTTGGCTGGAATGAGTGCTATCGGCAACGTGAAGTCTTCATTTGAACCTGGAACACTCCAGCTCATGCCAAATCCGGTCCAGCTCGCTTGACTCGTTCTTGATTTTGGAAGCATTTTAATGGCTGCTTCCCCGATCTGCTCGAATCGAACGGACGTGTAATCCCCAAGCAAACCGCCGACATATTGAGCGCCAGCGTAGTTAGAAGGATCATCGATACATTGGTAGATGCCGTAAGGCGAGTAGCCCATATGCACCCGTTGCATCGTGAAGCCAGCGCCGCCGCTGTAGCCGGTATAGAGTTTGCAACCAAGCAGGATGCCAGCGAAGGAGCCTTGAATGCCGCCGCCTTGGATAAAGTAATCCCAAGCGTTCGTGCGGAGATAAATGCCGACCATGCCGCTCCAGTTACAATCGTAGCTGGACCAGTGACCATTAAGCCCATCAAGCAGGATGCCGACTTTTACATAACCGGTTGTCACGTTGCGGAAAGTAGGCTTACTGTTGCTTGTGACCGCGATGCCAGCCGCGCCAATCGGGAACATGCGGTAGTCCTGTTGGTCAAAGTAAGTCTTATTGAACGTTGTCGCAAACGAGCTGGTTGTATAGCTGTTGTTTCCAAAGACAGAGAAGTTCTCGAACACACCGCCGTTATACGCGGTTCCGTTGATGTTCAGCGCTGGATAAAGGTCATTCGCCGCGACAGTTGCAGATGGAGGATCGAAGAAAATTTGTGATCCGCCTTCGTTTGCTTCCGTGTATGGCGCTTCCCCTACGATGCCACGGCAACCGGTTGTCGTGATGGTCGCTGTCGTGCGGTATATACCAGCTGGGAGGAAAACACGGTGCTTATTCACACACGCATTAATCGCCGCTTGAATCGCCGCCGTATCGTCTGTTGTGCCGTTACCTACAGCGCCGTAATCTTTTACACTGATATAACCGCCATCGCCTTTGTCGCCTTTGGGTCCGGTCGCTCCGGTATCTCCTTTTGGGCCTTGTGCGCCGGTATCCCCTTTCGGGCCTTGTACGCCAGCAGTTCCCGTTGCACCTGCTGCTCCCGTTGCGCCTGTATCGCCCTTATCGCCTTTATCGCCCTTATCGCCCTTTGGCCCTTGCGGACCTGCGCCGCCGCCGCCTGGAACCGGAACGCCTAATGTGCCATCGGCATACTGCGCGATAATCTCCGATACTGATTTCTTCATGGTCTACCTCCTATTCCCATTGATTGACGATTTTGATTCTCCGCTGTTTAGGCTTTAACATCAGCTGCTTCGATTTCTCGAACAGAATCAAATACTGCCCGTCAAGGAAGTTCACGCGGTTGTAATCCGGTTCCGGCAGGCTTGCCGCCACAAACTTAGCTACCGCATACACCAAGAGAAGATGAACATCTTCGGGAATGCCTGGGATAGCATCCAAATCCGCTTCTGTCAGCTCTTTCGGGTGAGCGCGGTAAATTACCGTAATTGTCGTTCCCTCTGACGGGAGCGGATAAACGAGAAGACCGCCCGTTACCAGCGTCCAAAAGTCGCCGTGTCCGTCTCCTTCGTCTGATTGGTAGGTGTATTCCTCGCCGTCTACAATGACATGCCGGATCGCATCCTCTTGGCAATTGTCAGGCAATTCATAAAGGGTGCTGGTTGCTGTCACGGTGTAAACACAAGTCGCTTCGGGAACGGGATATTCCCTGTAAATATCGCGCTGGATATTGTTAAGGAACATGATCTTCATGCGGTTGGGTAGCGAGTTTGGAACGAGAACGTCCACCTGCTCCAGCAAATCGGATAGTTTCATGTGGAATACCTCCTTCTAAGTCGTCACAAGGAAGTTATCGTATTCTGCGTTAACAACCGGAGCGCCGACATAATGGTTCTTTAGTCCTACTGTGTTCGTGCTGTTCCAAGTTGTCAGCTCTCCAGCGTTCAACGTATAGGACGTTTTCAAGGCATTATCCACGTAGAAGCTGATCGCGCCGCTTGATAATGACACTTTGAGATTATAAAACTGTCCGTTCACTTGGTTTCCGGTCGCAAAGCTCGCCATCGTTGTATCTGCGCCTGTTTCCCGTTTGATAATCCGCGCTTCACCGTCTGCAATCCGTGCATACCAAAGGTTGTTTGCATCCTTGATGAAGAACGCCAGCGTTGGATAGTGATACGGACTCATAAAGTCCCCTGTAAGGTCTACAGATGCCGTGTAATTGGTTGTGCCTACATCGACATAGGCGCAATCGTTCTGCACGTCAGAGACGCAATAGGCGCGGTTTGAACGGATGCCCCATACCGAACTTTGCAGGTATTGCCACGCCTTGCCGTCTGTTGTTGATCCAAGTCCAGCCGTACCGTCCGCCTTTGTGAAGGTATCCGTTGCCAGCGTTACCGGATCAGCCGCCGTTATGTCGGCAAAGAGAAGAGGAATCAAAGATGGATTCATGTGGATTCCTCCTTACTTCGCGTTATGGGATATGACGTTAATCACTCGATCCGCACCGGCTGCTGATGTTGTCACCAGTTTGATAAAGGTAAGCGATGCAAGCGCCTGAAAGTGTGCGCCCGTAAGCGATACGATCCGGCTTGCACCGCCTACTGTTACCGTGATTTTGTTGCCTGCGCTGTCGTACACATCGTTATAAACGCCGTCTTTTGTGCTTGCGCCCTTGAAGCTGATATTCCCTTCGGCGTAGCCTGTAGGAATCTCCAGCGCCATCAGAACGCGGCCCACCATATCTACGTAATCGTCAGAGATGGTCTGACCGGATTTAACGGTAAAACTCATAGCTGCTCCCATGGTTAACCTCCTACCCAAGCGTCTTTAGCGAACATGGATTGGGTCTCTTTAGCTACTGCTTCGATCCAGTTCTTTTGTTCGCGTTCGCGCATCTTTTTGTATTCGTCTTCGTTGTGATCCATCTCGCGCATGAGGTCGTTGCCGTGTACGCGAATGTCGTTCTTCCACATCCAGCGCATAAAGCGAACGTCCAGCTGCTTAAACGGGACGGTCATGCAATAGCTGTCAACTTCTTGCTGTAAGCTGTGAAGCTCATATTTGTCTTTCACGTTGTTGTAAACAATGAAAAGGTCGTTGTCGTAGTCATAAATCTGCTCAGGAATGTCATGAGTGCTGGTAAACACGGCGGTAAGGCGCGGTCTGTACTGGATTTTCTCCAGTACAGCCGCTTTAAAAGAATCGGGCACCTTATTGCCCATGCACGATTGCCCTTACTGTAACTGCCGAAAGGTTTGTTGCTGCTGTCACTTCTGCCAAAACACCGGACACCGCCGCACCAGTCCAGTAAATTTTCAGCTTATCCGTCACCGGATTGAAGTCGTATACATAACCGCCGCCGCCGCCGAATACTTCAAGCGCTTCGATAGTATCAAGACCGACAGCCGCCGTAGGAATCGAATAGCCGCCTGTTGGATAAGAGTTGTCGAGCACAATATCGCAAAGGGTTGTGCGAAGAACGCCAAGATCGGCGCGACGATTAACTGTAACTGAAACTGCCATAGTTAGTGCCTCCTCTTAAAAAAGGGGAAGGACTGTTGGCCCTTCCCCCGTTTTCATAGTATTGGTTGTATGCAACATATCGAATAACATTAAAAATTTAGTGTTCTACGATACCTGTGAAAATTACATTTCCGCGCGGTTTACTGCATCCGAGATCGGAATATTTTGCGAGCGTGGCTTCCCATGCGGCTTTACCCGACACGCGAGACAGCACAGCACCGTCTTCATCGAGCCAATCCCAGTCCATCATTTGGTAATTTTTCCATGTGCTGGTATCCAATCCGTACAACGTTCCTACCGGAGCATATTTGTCCGTAGTGAAAGGTTTGCCATTATACGAAAGTACCTGCCAGCCGCCTTCCAGTTTCATAGGTTCTACGAAACGTTTTTGGCCCAAGAGCAGGGATTGATACGCACGGCGTACGCCATGGCTTGTTGCGTAGAAGTTAACGTTACCGCCAGCTTTACGCTCTGTATCATCCGTACCTTGTTGGATTTTAGTCTCCGACAATTCACCGTTGACCGGAAGCACAGTTGGATTAAACCATTTCGCTGTAGCGCGGTTCACGTTGTACAGTGTGTTATCCGGTGTGAATACGGAGCCAAGACCTGTAAGCTCCAAACCGTAGGAACCGGAAACCGTCACAATGGAAGTCGCTGTAGGCGTGATGTTCGCTGTACCAGCTACCGTGATTGTTTTCGCTACATCGTCAACGGAGACAATCTCGCGCTCAACACCGTTAGAAAGCGGAACGCCTGCGCTTGTGCAAATGTCGATCAGCATACCGTCAGAGAAGTAATCTGTTTTATCGACAGTGATCGTTGCAACGTTCGTGCCAGCTGCGCAAGTTGCGAGCTTACCGGAACCGTCACCGAACACCTGGCGCGAAAGGTTATCTTTAGCGTCCGTCATAGCGTCCTCTAAATCTGCCTCTAGCAAACTCACAAATGCGCCTTGTTGGGAGCGCGATGCTCTCATAGTTTTGTCCGTGATCTGAATACGCGCAAAGATATTCTTAGTCTGCCAACTAGCTTGTTTTGTCTTTCTAGCATTTGGTGTCGGCAATAGGCCATCGTCCAATCTGTTGCCTATCCCGCCCTGCCGGCCATAGCGGAGAGCCATGACAATTTGGTCGCCTGCAACGCTAGTAGAGTCCTTTTCTAGCACCGAAAGAATAGGTGTAGAGTTGTTCAATTGGTATTGCAAACCTGGCAGGTAAAATAGTTTTAGTGCTTGCTGGGCGGTCGCCATAGTAGACATAGCCATGAATCAATCACTCCTTTTAATAGGTTTAGCCGTTAAGCCCCATGCTCTTTAAGAACATTTTGGATGCTTCGCGGATGGAGGTCGGTCGGTTCTCCGGTGCGGATGGCGCTTGCCCTCCAGGCTGGGAACCGATAACCATCGGTATTTGTTGGTTAGTTTGTTGACGCTGAGCCATGTACTGCTGAACCGCTTGATTGCGAATCTGCTCATTGCCCAAAACTTGTTGGATAAAGGCAGGGTCTTGCATCAGCTGATCCGGTGTAGGTGCTGCTTGCGCCGTTCTGCCCTTGGCAACGTAATACAGCGTTTCAAGCCCTTGGTCGCCCAAATGCGGCATCTCATTGAGCAGGTCGCGCATAGCTGGCATTGTGTCGCGGAAGTCCGTAAAACGTTCTTCCATTGCGGCTACGTCTGCTTGGAATTGCTTTTCCTGCGTGATCGGTTGAATAACCGGATTCACTTTAGAAGCAATCAGTTCGCCAATGGCTTCCATCGGGTTATCATAGAATCGATCCATGAAGGCTTCCCGTTGTGCTTCAATGTCGATAACCGGTTCCGGTTGCGCCTGTGCTTGTTGTGCGAGTTGTTGCTGGTTTTGGAACTGCTGCATCATTGCTTGATACTGCTGGTTCATCTGTTCCAGCTCACGCACACGCTGATTCGTCGTTTGATACGTGCGATTAAGCTCGGAATAATCTTTGTGAATGTCCTTTAGGATCGGATCGACTACAGGCACTTTGCGTCCTGCAAAATCCAGCGTTTCCTGTTGCGGAATCAGTGGATTTTGAAAGTTCGGATCGAGTAAAGGGTTCGAGATTTCCGGTGCTGGTGGAGTCGGAGCCTGATTTCCCTCAAAAGAGAAATTGCTTCCCGTGTCACCGCCGCCGCCGAAGCCTGCGCCGCCATCAATATTCATCAAGAGCTGTCTTGGGTCCATCTTTAAAACCTCCGTTTTTGACTGTACTTTCCTCTGCGTTGCCGCTGTACCATAGAAGGCCCTGGGTTTTCTGATGGGCGAATAAGGTGTTCCGTGCCCACTAACTTCCGCATACTTCCCTGTACCTTGTAATTGGCCCTAGCTGGCGTTGCTTGGTTAGCCCTGGTCTTGTTTTGAATCTATTGGTACGCCTATTTTTTAGGCGGTGTACCCTTTTGCGGTTGGTTCGGGTCCGGTGCAGGCTCCGTAGGCATCGCGGCAAGCGCGGCCTGAATGTGCATTGCGGTATGCTGCATCATCGCCTGAGCCGCTATTGGCCCTATAGGCGTACGCATGAGTTCATCCCAATCCGATTGAAGGCGCTGACGGTTGTGCATCTCAATGTGAAGCATGTGATCGTCAACGTCTGAGATTGGAACCATCTGCCCTTGCATGATCTGCTGGTTCTCACTCTTGGCGCGAGATTTATGCAAGTAGCGGTCGTCTTCTTCTCCGGTTTCCCAATGACCAAATTCCAGCAAGGAGAAGACTTTCTGCCTGCCTTCTTCGGACATATTCGAAAGCTCCGGTTTCACAAACAGACCAGCGCTGAGCAGGTCAAACACCATCTGCCTTCGCTGAGCCGGACTCTCCGAAAGCGCTGCTAGGTTCTCAATGAACACATCATCCGTCCGAAGATCGGATGCGCTCCATTCGCGCACGTCAACTTCACGGTTCGAGCCGATCCAGCGCAAAATGCGTTGTTCCTGTACGAATTGCCTATATAAACGGAGCCACATTTTGCCCATTACAATGGTTGAATTGGCGATCCGCTGTACAGCTGTAGAAATACGTGTGTCGTCTTGCTCTTTACTGATGCCAAGCGCTATGCCCGACTTCACGCCGCTCGGTGCTTCCGAATAGCGCGACAGTTCAGATACACCGGAAATAGCCGTAAACTCGGCTAACAGTGTGCTTTCCTCGTTCTCAAAGGAGGCTGGAAGCGATGGATACGAAACGGGTTCCGGTCCGCTACCGCCGTTGATTTGCCGGAAGTAGATGATGTTCCCAGGTGCATTGTTTAGCTCCACGTCTTCTTCAAGCGATCCGATAGGCACTTTCCATTGCCCGATAGTCACAAGGTTCAAGTACTCTGCTTTGCGGTTTCTAAGCGCGTTATAACGGCGCTGAACCGGTATGCAACGGGTAACAACGCAATTGCCCCAAAAGCAGCCTGGGCGGTCAATGCTCACGGTTCGAATGAACGGGAGATCGGGTTCGCCGTCCTGCCCCAACATGTAAGGCAAAGCGCCCGAATAAAGCGTTTTGTCGCCAGCAACAACGATGAAGCGCCCTTCCGGATACTTGCGGCATGGTCGCTCGTAAAACTCCTTCACAACAGCGCTGTTTTCCAGCGTCATTTGAGCGGACTTGAACGTACCAGCGCCATAACCTAAGCCGCCTACGCCGCTACTCGTTTGCTGGAGCGTCATAACGTCCACTTTCTCCGCTTCCACCTGCACCCCGTACATGTCGAAAATCTCTTCAACATCGTAGGCTTTCGCATGAATGACAGAGCGGCATTGCTTCAAGCTGCTATGCCACGGCGAATCGGGGAAAAACTCATGCGGCGGAACGACAACGGTATCCAAGTCGCCCTCTTTAACGGCATTTTGGTTGCCCTGTTCATCCGCTTGCATCCCGATAGTTCGCCCGATGTTGGTGTTCCACGTTGCCTTCATCAGACATGTGCCTGTAAGCTCCAGCCACGACACGAAATCCTCGTAGTTCTGATCCATGTCTTGCTCATGCCAAGCGGAACCTAGGAGCATGGAGGAAATCTTGGCACTTGATAGATCATGATCGTCTGAGGAAGCCGGTCGCGTTTTTAGCAAAGGCTTCTGCCTAGAAATCTTTGCCATTCTTGTTTCTAAAATTGTCGAAATTTGGTTGAAAACCTCGCGCTCTTGATGCCAGTACATCTTCGGAATCTCTTCGATAGTTCCCGATCCTGGGTTTATATCCAAATATTGATTGCCGTTGACGTATTCCATGTTTAAGCGCCATTGGATAGCGAACGGTTGTTGCGCGGTTAGGCGCTTTTTGTACTCTTTGTTCACAAATTCAGCAAAGTCTTGGTTGAACATTTCGTTCCCTTGACCAGCTGCGCCGTCCGGTGGTTGTTGCCCACCGCCGATCATGCCCTTGAACATGTCTTTGAGCATCCCCACGGTTCCACTTCACCCCCTATTCCAATAAAAAAAGCCAATCCGCCCCTTGAATAAGGAGAGATTGGCTTCCGATGTTCAATAAAAAAAGCCACTTCACCCACGGCTAGTAGGCAAAATGGCTTCGAACGAAGCTTGTATTTAATTAATCCTATTATATAACAGGATTTGACTAACTTGGAAACGTTTATTTTCACTTATGAAGTATATTCGCCACGATTACAGCAGCTTCGGCTCGGGTAAGCGGTTGATTCGGGTTAAATTTACCCGTATTGTCGCCTACCATCATCTTTGCATCGCTCACTGTTTTGATGGCGTTCTCCGCCCAATGACCAGCTGGCACGTCAGGGAACGCGGTCTTCTTGGGAATAGCTGGTTCGAGGCTCCAAAACCCTTCATTACCAAATGAATTGTTGAAATCGACGCTGATATTAGCGGC